CGACCCAGACTTCATGAGTCCAGGCAGTTCCTGGGTTAAGAGCTCTCCATTCGTCAATTGGAAAGTGGCATTCATCAAGCAGTAGAACCGCGATATAGCCGCTTTCGCCATCAACGCTGGAAATGAGCCAAGCTCAATCCTCATAGATACGTCAGCCCAGAGTTCCCAGTCCTGTACGGACCAATCGAACCCTGAGATGTCTGCCATGGCACCCGGGTGGGTTTGATGCTTGCGCGCCAAATCCTCCCATAACAGCGCGACCTGACTCGCCTTCGACAGACCCATCCCTGGTTTAGAGGGATTTGAATGCCACAGAGCAATCTCTGTGGTATTCTGGGGCCCGAAAAGCATGCGTTCTACCAGTTGATCTACGAGTGAGACAGAAGAGATAAGCCGGAAACGACCTTGTTCAATCTTCTGTCGGGAGTGAGGTTCCTGTTTGACGAATAATCTTACAGGATCACACAGCCCCCTTTTCACGAGTTCTTCTGGAGACCAGTCGTGCTGGCGCGGGTCTACGGATGCCAAAGCATGGAGCCTTTCCACCACAGCCTCACACACCAAGGGCCAGGCAACATCAATTACTTGCTGGTTGCTGACCCCGATTTCGGCGAGGGGGACGCCGGGACTTGCTTTGAGGTTGATTTCCCCCGAGTGCGCGATCTTTTCGATTTCTGCGACGAAGTCTTCACGGCACCAGGGCTCTCTGCGGAAGCAGGAGCGGGGCCGGGACCTCGGGTACTGGGCTTGGAGGTTAGTGATTGCCAATTGCAGATTGGCGGGCGCTTCGACTCTTTCAAACCTTCCGGCTTGGAAGAGGAGCGACCCGATTTCTGCTTTTGATCCGCGGCTTGGCCAGGCGAGTTCCTTGAGTTCTGGGAACTCTGTCTCAGCAGCTCGAACATCTCTGTGAACCGCTCTGCACACAGCTTCTCTAAACCGGCAACTCGACTTTCCAGCGGATCGGAATGGCATGCCGTTGGAATTGATGATTCCTTCGTCAC